CGAAATGCTGGAGAACCTAAATGGCGACCAAGTAGCTAAAGTTATAGAAGACGCTTTCGATAACTTGCATGAGCAAGGTCAAGAGCAAGTAATCAACTATGTGAACGAATAAGGCTATGATGTCCGATAAACAATATAGAGTTGCTCGCAAGGGTGTTGTTGAGCAACTTAAATTAGCTCAGAGACTACATTGCAAGCACATGGAGCAGAAGTATAAAGTGGCTTTGGAGAAGTTAGAGAAACGCTTCTTAAAGCCGGATGCTGTGGGCTGCTTCGATTTGGGCGCAAGGGTATCAAATAGTTATTATCATCTTTAAATGGTTAAGGGTATGGAAAAGAAAGAATATTCTGTTGTCGAATTTATTCAATATCTCAAAGATAAGCCATATATTAAGCTTTATAAAGCTGCTCGTTTAGCTGAGATTAATATGAGAAGAGAAATGAGAATATTGCGATATTCCCCGTTTTATTTAGATAGAGAATAGATGTATTAAAATAAAGGTTATGGGAACAAAAGTAGAAGTAAAGACTATTCCTTTGCATGGATTGTTCATCCATCGCAAGCAGGTTTGGCGTTCACTCGGTAAGCTGAGAGCAGAAAGCCATTCTACGACAGCGCAAAAGGTGTTTATGAATGAGCATGATACCGAGGTATCAACTGAGAATGCTGATTTCATTGATGGCTTGAAAGTCACTCCTTATGATGGGGAGTTGCCAAAAATATCAAAAAACGTTGGTAGTATGAGTTACTACCAGTATTGTTTAACGCAAAAATTGGTTTAGTTATGGAAACTGAGATTAATATAGTGGAAATCCTAAAGGATAAGCCAGCAAATACGAAGCTATATTCTCCTTTGTTTAGTGAAGTATTTTTTTCGCATGTAAGTGGCGGTTATAAAAATTATGTCCCAGGACGCTATACTTGTGTTACCCAACATTTTCATATTGAAGAAAGTAATGCTGCTCAAATCTATATATATAATATTGAGGAAAAAATTGGTGGCAAACTCGATCTTAAAACTTTGGAAATAGAAAAGCCTAAGTGTGAGTTTAAGACATTCGATAAAGTATTGGGGCGAAATGAGAAAGATGATGTATGGGAAGCTGACCTCTTTTCTCATTATAGAGAAGAATCACAATATCCTTTTCGGTGTATCGGATTTAGTCGTAAGTATTGTATTCCTTACAACAAAGAGACAGCACATCTACTAGGAACGACTGATGATTGGGAAGGAGGTGAGCAATGATTAGAGACGAAGCAAAGATAATTGTAACACCAACTGGTGTATCACTTAAAGAAGCCTTGACTAGTGAAGAAATCAATGCAATCAATGAAGCTCATATCTATAGAGATTATGATTGCATTCCACATTTTAAACTCGCTGGTAATCCTCCTAGTGGCAAGGAAAACCGTAGAACTAGGAGGATGTTAGAACTTAGAAAAAGAAAGGGTAGATTATGATAGATGATAATAAAATAGAAGCTGCAAAGGAAGAAATCTACGAGGATAGATTCTTGCTTAATGGTGAAGAGATAGTCTTCAACAATGATGAAAAGGAAGAAATGTTCTACAAAGAGGACATCAAAGAAGCCATTGGACTAGGTGCTAAGTGGGGTATCAATGAGCTATTGAAGGACATGTTTCACCCTGCTAGCGAAGTTCCACGTAACGACAACGGAAAGGTTCTTGCGTTCTCAAAAGAATTCGGTAATAGAAAGCTCTACGATATGAACGATGAGCTTGATAAAACCACTTGCGATACATATAAAGAAATGTGGGAAGAGCAAGTCAATATATTCCATTTGTCTGATTGGATATTTGTAGATGAGTTGTTTGACTTGATTACGAAAGGAGGTAAGCAATGAAAGAGCTTAAAGTTGGAGAAAGAATCACTCTTGAAGCAGTTGAGCAATATGGTTGTAGAGGTTGCTTCTTTGAGGATAATCCAGTATGTATAAAATTTGCATGTTGTGAAGGTGTACGCTCAGATGGAAAATCGGTAATTTTTAAAGAAGTTAAGGAGTAAAGCGTATGAAAGGATTACTATCAATGATTGGTATTGCTTCGTATATGGATTTTCAAATGAATGACCTACCCTTCGGATTTCCAGAGCGGCAATTAGCAATACCGAAAGGTGAAATACCTTCCGATAAACAAAAGTGCCAATCGAAAGCACAGCATGAGTTTATCGTTAAAGGTGTAAAGATAATGGCTACTTCTAAGAAAGATGCTATTAAGAAGTTTAATCATCGTAAAAAATAAAGAGATATGTTATACGAAGCAAAACAAGGTACAAAGGCTTATGAATACATTAAGAGTATTCTCGATGCTGAATTTGAAGAGCATAAAGCCTACATGAAACGAGTAGAAGAAGCCGTAGGTTTCAAATTTGAAAAATATCAGGGCTATCAGCCTAACGGAACTCTCACAAGAGTGTACGAGATTACTGCTATATGGGTTCCTTCTGAGCGTTACGATACGCTAGATAAGAAGGTGTGGAAGAAGATAGACGGTGTAAAATTGGAGGATGGTTACTATGTAGCTATTGCGCCTAATAAGCGATATAAGCAAGGCAAGGCAATAGCCTCCGTTCTTCTCTCCTATAAATCAGTTGCTAACCATTTCAAGGTAATGAAGAAACTGAATATAGAAGTCTCTCAAGCTAGCCGTTTTTCTATTACTCAGCTCCTCCGTCACAAAGACCGCATTTTCGTTTACTTTGATGACAGCATCCGAGCCGAGAAGCAAAATCCAGACTTCGTGGAAATCACGATAGGTGAGTATGAGGATTTCGTTAATAAAAAGGACTAAGCTATGGATAAGTTAGAATATATTCCAGGAGATTTGGTAATGACAAACGGAGTACCGCTAGGTACTGCCAAAGATGTTGTTTACCGAGTAACATCATCAGACCCATCAAAGACTTTGGAGTTGGACGACGGAACGGTTCTTGAAGGTGTTGTCTGCTTAGAGAACATCGAAGGTGCGGAATTAGGAGATAAAGGCTATCTCTTAGGCGACTGCTGTGCTTGGGTTAAGGATATTGTACCAATACCTCTTACTTCTGAGATTCTAAAGAAGAATGGATGGAAGGATGATGGCTATGATTGGTATAGATTGCCAACAAAAAGAGCTTATCTGTATATAACAAAAGATATAACAACTTTGGGTGAGTTCTTGGTGTGTGTAGGTCTAGACAGACATAATCTTGCTAGTATTAACTTTGTTCATCAACTCCAGCACCTTCTCTTCGGTCTGGGAATTAACTCAGAAATAGAGGTGTAGGTATGGCATTAGAAGTTGTAGTTTTAGATAAGGATGAGTATAAGGCACTTATTGATAATCAAGCTGACGAAGATGAATTAGAGTATTTGAAAGCTTGCCAATATGCTTTAGAGTCCTTTAATAGAGTAAGAGGCTTATGCCCTAAGTGTAAAAAGTCCGTTATAATTGATGGATGGGTATGTCCTTGTTGTGGGTATGATTCAAGTGGTGAAGAAGAATTATATAAATATGGTGATTAACGCCTTCGGGCATAAAAATATAATAAAATGCTTATAAGTGAATTTATTCAACAGCTTCAAGATGTTTACGATGAAGAGGGTGATATGGAAATTGCCATCAAGATAGATGATAACGACTTAGGTTCTGAACCTATTGTTGTGAAATCTACTATTTATGAACAACTTTATATAGTTAAATCCTAACCGCCTTTGATGCATAAATAGAAGTAATATGAAACATAAGTTTACGGTTGTCATTGAATCTAATGATGATTCAGAGGACAGAGAAGTAGTTAAGGATTGCCTGCAAGACTGGCTTGAAATGAATTGTGGGCAAGAAAAGGACTTGGGCGGCTATCCAGATTGGAAGTCAGCAGAAGTTGAGTAACTAACCGCCTACGGGCACAAATTTAAAAATATGACAGAAGTAGAATTATACAACGAATTACAGAATGTAGAAGGTTGTTTAAAGATTGCGGATTCACAAATAACAGAGATTCGCAAAAAGAAGGATAAGATAATGAACGACTTTCTAAGTTTGTTACCTTTTCAGGAAGGTGACAAGGTGAAAGATAAAAATGGCAATATCTTTATCATAGAATGTCTAAAAAGTGCAATGTCTCTTGGCAAGAATGAAATCAAGGTTCATTTTTTATCCGAAAAATAAAGAAAAACGGAGAACCTTACAAAGACGTAAACCAAGCTTGGGGAATTGATTATTTTTCCCTTGAGAAAGTAGTAGAGTAACTAACCATCCTGCAAAGGATATAAATATAAATAATATGAAAAAAGTATTTTTGGCAGCCTTAGTCGTTGCAAGTTTGTTCGCTTCTTGCTCTAGCGAGAAGACTTTTAAAAAGAAAGATGGTTCTACGATTACAGCAAAGCCTTATGGCTGGGCTAGTAAGGAAAACAAAGTAGAAGGTGTTAACTACGAGTTGAATGCTCCAGATGTTGTAGTATCTATCATCTTTGCCCCATCTGTTATCGCTCCAGCTTTGCTGACAGCTTACGATGTATGGGAGCCAGTATCATATACTGAGCCATCTAAGTAATCAACCACCCTCTCCTGCAATAGGGAGAGGGTAAAAATAAGAGAATATGTTAAAAAGGAGTGAATTTAAAAGAGGAGAATTTCTTGTAACAAGTAATGGAAGTATATTTATCCATGATGGTTATATAAATGGTGATGGATATGGATGTTTGATTGGTATGGATTCCAACGGCGATATTCAAAAGCAAAGTGATTGGGGAAACTTTATGCGCTATCCAATAGACCATATAGCATCAGATAAAGAAATAGACATCCTTATGCGAAAAATAATGGATGCAAAGCATATTACAAATTACTAATTATCATCCTCTCCTTGGTAACAGGGAGAGGGTAAAAAGAAGAGAATATGAATGCAAATAAAATAACATTAGCTGGCTATATTGTATATCTCCAAAGTATGTATAAACGATATGGCAATATAAGTATAGCGCAACTAAAGCATATAGAAAGAAACAGAAAAAGGAGGATAAGCAATGAGTAAAGAAAAAGCTATTGAGTTAATTAAAGACTCTTTATTAGAAATTCCAGATATTGATGCTGATAGAGGTTATCCTGCACTAATGAGAGTTAAAAAGAATTTGAATGAAATGCTTAAAGAATTGGAGGATTGAATTATGGATATAAAGAATCTTAAAAAAATTATGCCTATTCTGCAGGCTATTGTAGATGGCAAAACGATACAACATAAAACAATTAATAGAGAATGGTATGATACTAACGTAGCTAGTTTAGACCATTTAGTAACTTGTTATAAGGATTACCGCATCAAGCCAGAGACTACCTACCGCCCTTTCAAGGATGCTGAGGAGTGCTGGTCTGAAATGTTGGAACACCAGCCGTTTGGGTGGGTAAAAGACAGAAATGGTAGTAAATTCGTAATTGAAAATGTAGATTCAGGAGGTTTTGTCGAAGTTTATGATGATGGTACATGTTCTTTTAAAGAAGTGTTTGAAAATCGCACCTTTGCCGACGGAACTCCGTTTGGTGTAAAAGTTGAATAGCTTATGTATAGACCGATTACAATGTATCAGATTGTTTGCGATAGATGCGGAGAAGTATTTGGAGGTACAGATACTTGCTCTGCACTATTCAGTAACAAAGAAGTTGATATTGGTGACTACTCTGATTGGGAAATGATAGATGGTAAACACTATTGTCCCGATTGTTATGAAGTAGAGGTCATTGATGGAGTGTATAACATTAAAGCAAAATAGATATGAAGATAGAAAATATCAAATTCAAGGCTATACGTCTTGACGGAAAAGGATGGGTTTGCGGATATTTCTACGAGGAGAATGGTAATACATACATTATTGAGAATCGTCAGAAAGAAAGCAAGTTAAACAGAAATCTCACTTATCAGGTTGACCCTTCTACCGTCTGCCAGTTCACAGGGTTAAAAGATAGTGAGGGAAAGGAGATTTGGGAAGGTGATATAGTGCATGACAGTTATGACCTTTTATGTATAGACAATCTCTATGAGGTAGTTTATATTGAAGAAGAAGGAACGTTTGCCTTCAAGAGTTTAGATAAAGTTGACAATTACGAGCCGTTTGTTAATTTATTTGAAGCTTATGTTGTTGGCAATAAATTCGATAAGGAGAAGTAGCGTATGAATAAACAAATAATCTTAGACGAACAAGATATTAAAGAGTTCCACGAGGATGCGGAGCATCTACGTTGGCTATACAATAGAATGGTGTGTGAGCATAGCGAAAATGAAAACTTTGATTACATGCGTCGCTTCGTCAAAATATTCAATAAGTTAAAACAATTATAGATTATGAAGATTAGGTTGGCAAAGAAGATAATGAAAGCAGACACTTATGCTGATTATCCAAGTAAGCATCCTTCACCTTACTGGAAAGCGAAGTTTAAGGAAGCTTATAACGAGTATGGTTGTGTTACGTTCTGTGAAGATTCGAGCAAGTGTAAATACCGTAACAAGTTCGACCATCGTATCAAAAAGGCAATTAGTTTAACAAGATAAAAGAAATGAGATATGAATGAGTTTACAAAGGTCTTTGCAAAGACAATAGAAGATGAAGCTATCAAGCAGATAGAAGTTCTATCCAATAGCGATGCTTACTCTGGTTGTGAAATAAGAATAATGCCAGATTGCCATGCAGGTAAAGGATGCACTATTGGCACGGTAATAGAGCTTGATAACAGAGTAGTTCCTAACACTGTTGGAGTAGATATAGGCTGCGGCATGAAAGTCGTAAGACTTGGTAAAGTTGATATTGACTTGCAGAAATTTGATGAAGCAGTCAATAAGTTGATTCCGTCTGGTTTTAAGGGGGTGTAATTTAAACTGTGTCAAGGCTTGTTCTTAACTTTTATTCCCACTCCCTGCTGGGGGCT